TTTCATAGTCACTCAGTACTTCATTACATGCTCTGCAACGCATTTCTAGCCTCCCTGTGCCGTTGTTATGGCCTTGGGAATACCCTGGCCTAGGTCATCCTTTTTGAGAGGCTCTGAAGCCTTATTTTCTGAGGGAGGCACAAAGCCGTGCTTTTTCCATGTTTTCATTACATCGGTCTTTGAATGATCGAGATAAGGCCGATCAGGGTTACTTAGTAGCCAAGACATAATTAGTCCTTTCGTTAGTGTAAAGCATCAAAGCATCGTTCATGCAGCAGGTCAGGGAAGTTTTCTCGAAGAGTGTCAAGCTCTTCCTCGGTTAGCTCTTCCCCGTTGTCAGCATAGATTGCATAACTAAAAAAAGCATCGCAGAAATCGGGATAGTCTCTAGTGTCGATGCCGTCTATCTCGACATCGACTACAAGTCTATCGTTCAAAATAAGCGGTTTCGACATCATCATGCGCCTTTCTCAAGTCAGTCATTCGATTGGTTATGTGCTCAATGTGCACGGTTAAATTGTTTTCCTTGCATATCTTTAGGTAATCGCTAACGCCTAAATATGACCCAAGGATACTATTTAGTCGGTCGTTTCTGTCTTGCCTTGTCATCGTAAGCCTTTCTCAGTTTAGTAATCGATAGTTTAGCGGCACGCATTGTAGCAAAGATTCTGACAGAGCCGTCTGCAGCCTGTCGAATGGTCTCGCCGCTGCCGTGATGATAGTGCAGTAAATAGCCTCGGTGTTCAAGTGTAGGCATTATTCGATGTCCCATGGTTTCATTATTGATACAACAGCGGCCAAGGCCAGTAATAGGCCAGCTATCTGAAATGCTTCGAAAGTGCTCATGTTGTCATGCTCCGTTGATAAGGTTGTCAAAATAGTCTTGCGGCTTGATGCTGATGCGATTGGTATCGTAGCTGCGGAATTTATACCATTTGCCGATGTGTTTCGATGTTGTGACGCTCCATTTCTTTTCAGTCCGATGATGTGCTCCGTCAGGCGTTATTGAGGCCACTGGTGTCTCGTATGAAAACAGGACAACAGTGCCATCGTTAAGGACTAACTCGGTCATGTTTGAAGCTATAGGTTTGAGTTTCATGGTTTAGGCTCCAGTTTAGATTGCCAGGTTAGTGGTGTTAAAGGTTAAATCATTAAATTTATCAGAAAATCTGCCCATCAGTGCAGGATCATTAAAAACCTTGATCCAGTGCTGCCTTTCTTTGATAAGCCATTGATGATAAGAGTCTGCTCCCTCGGTTTCAAATAAGTCTAGGGCAAATTCTACAGATAAGGCTGCTTCATCTTCAGGCCAATTATTTACGGCTTCGGCGTATAAAGTGCTCATGGTCTAGGTTCCTTTGGTTAGATTACTACGTTAAATTCTACACCATCACACATAAAAATAGTCTTGATGGGTTTATGGTCAATTTTAGCGATCCTGAAGGCTTCAAGTTGTTTCCGATACTGAGACAGACACCCCTTGAGTGTAGCGGCACTAGCCACGATCCTATTAGGCGTGCCATAGGGAAAGTCTCTCGTAAATTCGACTACTTGATAACGGTAAGGATTCATGTCTAGGTTCCTTTGGTTTGGTTAAACAATAAAAAATTCTTCGGGGTTATTGCAGTTCACGGTGACATTATCACGATGAGTTAGACCCCAGTATACATCATTACACTGACTCCAAATGAGATACTCGCCGAACTTGTTTTTTATGACCTTGTAATTCTCCGTTGCCCAATGCACGGTTTCTCCGTTGTTCACTGCTTGCTTAATCTGCTCTAGGTTCATTGTCTGCTCCGTTGAAGTTAAAGTTAAAAATGTGCTGCTTATACCTATATACACAATAGAATCATACCAGATAATTCCTGGGGTTATTTAAGTCTTTGATTTTATTGACTTCATGCACTGCAACATAGTACACTAGAGGAAACCCTTAGAGACAGCTGCAAGCCATTGTGTGTGAAAACAACATTGGTGCGCTGCAATATGGCACAGTTATTGTTAGGTGCACTAACCTGGTGCAATAGTGTGCTAAGATGCACTGTAGTGGTGCAACATCGCCCCATGCACAACATTGGTGCACAACACTGGTCAATATTTAACCACTGGTCAATAATTGATCACTAATGCTGCATAGCAACATAGTCTGTGCTAGTGAGTGCTAACTAACATCACCGGGGGGTGGGGTTGGCTGTGGTGTTATAATGTTGTTGCATCACCATAGCTACAAAAAAGAGCAAAATAGGACTTAATTACCACTATTGATTACTAAAGAAAACCTATTTAATATCAAATAGTTAGTATTTACCACTATAAATCAGGATAGATCAATGAAATTGGCTATGGAATCTGAGCACTGCGTTAGGCCGCTAACGCCTATGATGAAGCAAGATAAAAAAGAACTTGACAAAATAGAAAAAATATGCTATAATCACCCCTATATTGCAACATAAGCGAACATCAGCGTGGGAGGTTAAAGATAAAAACCTCCCTCTTCGTTACCCACGAACTTGTTAGCGATGTACACTATATAGATAGAAGATTTTTAATAAATAATTATCTTCTTATGTGCTAGCGTGCTTTAGGCAATATTGACTATATAAGGAAAACAATGGAAATAAAAGACACTGATGTTCTTGTGTCTTCTTCTAGTGTTACCGACTCCGCTGGCTCTGTGACTGCGGTGTCCGTAAAGCCAAAGAATCCGAGAGGTGCTGGCAGGCCAAAGAAGTCAGCTATTGCGGCCAAGAAGAAGAGAGAATTGCGTGGCAGACCCCCTGGTGAAGCAGCAAGGATACGAGAATTTCATGCTCGACTGCTCACCACCAAAGGTGACCACATAATTGAAACAATCATTAAGAAAGCCTTAGATCCTACTGATAAGGACCAGGCTGCGATGTTGAAGATGTGTGCGGATAGATTGTTGCCTTTATCTTACTTCGAAAGCAACAAAGAAGCAGCAGCGAAAGGCATCACCATCAACATCAGTGGCATCGGCGCTACCGTTAGCGCAGAAGAGAATGTAATTGAAGCTGAGGACGTAGACTTTGAATCTGGACATTAAGTTACTACCTTGGCAAACCAGTGTATGGAATGATAAGACCAGGTTTAAGGTAGTCGCTGCTGGTCGCCGTACTGGTAAGTCTAGATTAGCGGCATGGATGCTCATAGTTGAGGCACTACAGGCTGATCGTGGTAATGTCTGGTATGTTGCACCTACTCAGGGACAAGCCAGAGATATTATGTGGCAGACGTTATTGGAGTTAGGTAACCCAGTAATAGAGTCCAGCCATGTGAACAATATGCAAATCAAGCTAGTCAACGGCGCAATGATTAGTCTAAAAGGTGCTGATAGACCAGAAACAATGCGTGGTGTCTCATTGCGCTTCGTTGTGCTTGACGAATATGCCGATATGAAGCCTGCCGTGTTTGAGCAGATTCTGAGGCCAGCACTGGCAGACTTAAAAGGCAAAGCCTTGTTCATCGGCACTCCGATGGGACGTAACCATTTCTATGAACTGTACGAATACGGAAACCGTGGAGAAGACAAAGATTATAAATCCTGGCACTTTACCAGTTTTGACAACCCCTTACTGGACCCAGCCGAGATTGAAACAGCAAAGAAAAGTATGTCTTCTTTTGCGTTCAGAACCGAATTCATGGCTTCCTTCGAAGCAGCCTCTGGCGGCATCTTCAAAGAAGAGTGGTTGAAGTATGATGACTCCGAACCTAATGATGGCCGCTACTTTATCGCAGTAGACCTTGCTGGCTTTGAAAATGTAGCATCAGCCACTACAGCAAAAAAGAAGAGATTAGACCAGTCTGCTATCGCAATTGTTAAAGTTACATCCGAAGGCTGGTATGTAAAAGACATTGAGTATGGCAGATGGGACATCAAAGAGTCAGCACAAAGAATCTTTGATGCTGTAAGAGATTATGAGCCTGTCTGTGTTGGCATCGAAAGAGGCGCACTGAAGAATGCTGTTCTTCCTTATCTTAGTGACTTGATGAGGAAGTACAATACCTACTTCAGAGTTGAAGATCTAACCCACGGTAATAAAAAGAAAACCGATAGGATTACTTGGTCACTACAGGGTCGCCTAGAGCACGGAAAGATTGTGTTCAATAAAGGCGACTGGAATAGCGAAGTTGTAGACGAACTACTAAACTTTCCTAATCCACAAGTCCATGATGACCTTATTGATGCCTTATCTTACATTGACCAGATTGCCATAGCTGAGTATGTTCAATACTATGATGATGATCCCTTTGAACCAATGGATGCCGTTGCTGGCTACTAAGGAGCAACTATGTACCTAGAAATGTATAACAAAGAAGACTATGTGCCTCTTAATTGGGACACACTAGCATCTAACCCCGATGT